CTAATTCTACATACAGTGCTTTTAACTGCTTCTGAAACGCCTCTGCTTCTCTGGTTGATTCCTCAAATAGCTGTTCTTCAGTAAAATTAAAACCACCGCTTTGGTAGGTATTCTGCAACGCATTAAGCGTTCTATTGTAACCTGTAATTAAATTATCTAACCGCTTAAACGCTTCTGACTTATCGTTTAAATCATTGTCTAACCCTTGCTTTGCATCTGGCAACAAACTAAATGCACTCGATAGCGCTTCTCTTAGTTCATCGCTTAACTCTTGTCCAGATTCTTTCACTCGGCTAAAAATAGCAATCAGTTCATTTTTGTAAGCTTCTGCTTTTGATGTCGAATTACTATCAAACACATCTTGAGTAATAGAACCAGCGTTTAATTGAATCTTTAGTTCTGCAATGTCTTTGCGATATTGCTCAAGCGCTTGCGTGGCATCTTCAATGGCTTGTTCTTGAAGTCCTATTTCTTCGGCTGTGCTTGTTCCGCTTCCACCTTCACCGATAGACTCGTAATTACCTTGTGCTAAATTTGCTTTTTGCTTTCCTATTTTTTTATCTAATAATAATAAAGTATCCCCTTTTGCTATCATTTTCGAGTAGATGTTCATTTGCTCTAACAGCTTGTCAGATTTTTCTGTGATAGATGAAGTGTCTGCACCTTGCTTGTTAAGCTCCAAAGCTAAATTATTCATTTCTAACCATGACTCTTCTATGATAACCAACCTGTTTTTATAGTCATCAAGTTTAGTTATATCAAAATCGGTGGTAGTAAACTCAAAGTTTTGCCATGCCTCATCAATTAGCTTAATCTGATTTGCTAATGGTATGGATAAATCTAAGGACGCGGCATCTTTAATGGATTTATAAACACTTTTTAATTGAGAAGCTAATACATCTACTGTTTTTTCAATTCCTCCTTTAGAAACTATATTTACAGGCACTTCTAACTCTTCAAGCTCTTTTGCTATCCTGTCTCTTAATTCCTTAGTTTTATTCATGTCATTCTGGAACTCAAGTTTCATAATCAACTCTTCATTGCCACCAAACTCTTTCAAGTTTCTTATCAGTACATCTAAATCATCCGACATTAGCTTATCAAATCTATCCACTAAGTCTTCAGCTAAACCCACACTCTTTTCTAACCAAGAAAGCAGTCCTGGACCAAAGGTATCGTTCAGCTTTCTAAACATTAAGCCGATTCTATCTTGAAGATTTTTTAATTGATTTTTAGCAATCCGATCCGTAGTACCACCAGCATCTTTTAAAGCCGATTCATAATTCTTAATTGCACCACTAAGCCCTATTAATGGCAAGATAGCATCTTGCGTTTCAGCTGTAAATCCTAATTGGGCTAATCGTGCAGCTCTTTGTTTATCTGTTAATCCATCTAAATTCTGCTCTAAATCATAAATAATATCAGCTACATTTCTAAACTTCTCATCTGCATCAAAAACCGCAATGTTGTTTTCATCAAAAGCCTCTGCATTATTTATTGCAGAGTCGCTTAATCTTTTCAGAAGAATGTTTAGTCTTTCACCTGCAAGCCTATCTTTAACCCCTTTATCTGCATACACAGCAAGAATAGCAACGCCTTCTTCAACTTCTTTGTTGTAGTTTCTAAGGGCTGTACCAGCTTTATTTGTAAGCGACTCTGAAAATTGCTGAATAGATGCGTTCGCTATGGTATTGGCTTTTGAAAGTACATCAGAAACCCGAATCATGTTCTCTTGATTCTTAACCGCATCTTCAGTAGTAAGCCCAAGTGCGCTTTGTGCATCAGTAAGTAAATCTGTCGCCAAAGCAAGATCAAATTGTCCAGCTTTTGCGAATTTTGCAACCACGCCTATATTTGCAATTTGCTGTTCAACATTTAAACCAGCACTGGCAAGGTAGAAGTATCCTTTCGCCACTTTATCAGTAGAAATGTTAAGTTCTCTCGATGTTTCTCTTGCAGCACGTTTCATCTTCTCTTGTTGATCAACGCTTATGCTTGCACCGTTGGTTTGCTGAATAGCAATCGATTCATTGAAATTCTTATCGAACGCTAACTGCTCTTTCGAAAGCTCTCGTAATGCTTGTTGTGCTGCAAATATAACGCCCATTACAGCGCCACCAAGCCACATTTTAGCAGCCGAACCCATCTTTGCAAATCCTTTAGAAACTCCCTTTTGCTCTGTTTCTAATTTCTTTGTGGATTTGGTCGCTTTTTCATTGGATTGCTGAACAGCATTCCCATACTCTTTAACTTCCCTTTCTAAATCGTTGTATTCTTTTTCAAGCGATTGAATGGCTTTATTGTATCGCTGAATGGAGCCAGTAGAGTTTGAAGCGTCTCTGGCTTGCTTTAGCTTGCGAATATCATTTTCAAGCGCTCCCATCTGTTGGGATGCTTTTTTATACGACTTCTCTCTGCGATCAGCTCCTTTTATAGCTGCTCTATCAGCTTCATTTAACTTGGCAAGATAATTTCTTGTATCTAATTCAATTGTATCACGGATAGCCATTATTTACCAATCTTAGAAGGGTTTTTTGATAATTCTTTACTTCTTTTTATTTCGTCTTGGGAAAGGTCAATTTCTGTAGGCTCCCCCTTAGCTTCTTGCTTCCATCGTTGAATGGTTTCTTTACCTGGATTATGTACACTCGCTTGACTGATATTTTGTCGCGCTCTGTTGCGTGTTAAATCCTTCATTTTCTCCAAGAAAAAAGAAAAAGGAACGCTATTCCACACTTCCCAACTTGAGCCACCATACACTTCACGGTATGATTCTATCATGGTAGACCAGTCAATCTTGCCTTTAGAATCAGCATGTTTATTAGCTATTTTTTTAGGATCGTGTCCTTGCGTTAACGCTCTATACACATTCATAAAAAACAATGAATGCGATGCTTCGATTTCGCTTTTAACAACCGTTCTATGCACCTGTAATGAAGGCGACCAGTCTAACTTACATAGCAAGTCTAATAATAACTCGATGTCGCTGTCATCTTCAATGAGATTTAAAACGTGAATAATCTCCACCGATTCGCGAACAGATGGAGCAGAAAGCCTAAACTCCCTGCTCCCTATTCGAATTAAACGAGGCAAATAACACGTCTCAATCATTACTACTCACTAACTGCAGGCAACGACCACGTTAAGCCAGTGTCAGCATTTGGAGTTCCGATAAATCCACGTCTAAGCGCTTCATTAACAACATCATCATTATGATCTGTCTCATGATACAGCGCATGAAATTCAACCGTATGCGGATTAAAGCTATCATCGCCTTCTGCTAATTTGTGGGTGAAATCACCAACGGTTTTAGCAATAACTCGTGGAATCCAAATCGCATTTGGCGCATCAATTCCGTTAGTTCCTTCTGCGATTTCATCAATTGGAATTGCTGCTAATGTGTAGATGTTTGCTACAGCAATTTTTAGTACACCAGCGCTAAAGCCCATGGCTTTTTTACCCGTATTCTCTACAATTGTACCACCAGTGATGTATTGAATCATCTTATCCAAATCTTCATCAATCAATGGTGCTTGTAGCATAGGTGTTGCGCCTGAATCTACTACAGATACAGCCAAAGGCGTTAACCCTGTTTGGTCTGCGAACCCCGTTGCAATGTTTACGTTTGGAGTGAATACTACATCCCCTCTTGTTTTTCCTAAGTACACCATGTCTGCTCCTGAAGCCGTTGTTGGATCACCCAAGAATAGATGACATGGTACTTGTCTTGTTACTAATGACATGTTAGTCCTCGTTATTTAATGTTAATAAAAACTCTGTAATATCTTCGGCTTTGGACGCTCCAATACCGTTGATACTTGTTAAATCTTCTGGAAGCTCTTCGATAGAAGTAACTCCATTTTCGATTAATATTTTCCTATGTGGAAACTCGTTAGGCAAAGAATGTGATTCTTCCTCTTGTGTAGGCTCCTCCCATTCTGCGTTTGCAACAATTTCACCTGCTAGAAACAAATATTTACCTGTAGAAAAAGTGGATAAAAAGTCCTCTGGTAGCTCTTCATTATATTTAACCGTTCCGGTATGGTTATTAACTGAAGCCAATACAATACGTCCGTTTTCATAAGCTTTTAAATACATGTCATGCTCCTGCTATTTCTTGGATGTTGTTTGAACTACGATTAGCCACTGCAATCTTCGTTCCATCGGGGTTATAAGCTACGGAAATAGGGTTTGTGCCTACCGTAATTGTATCATCAACAGTAGCTGTAGCCACATCTACAATCATGATGTTGTTTGAATTAAGATTAGCCACTGCTATCTTCGTTCCATCGGGGTTATAAGCTACGGAATAAGGGTTTGTGCCTACCGTAATTGTATCATCAACAGTAGCTGTAGCCACATCTACAATCATGATGTTGTTTGAATCAAGATTAGCCACTGCTATCTTCGTTCCATCGGGGTTATAAGTTACGGAATAAGGGCTTGTGCCTACCGTAATTGTATCATCAACAGTAGCTGTAGCCACATCTACAATCATGATGTTGTTTGAACTACGATTAGCCACTGCTATCTTCGTTCCATCGGGGTTATAAGCTACGGAAAAAGGGTTTGTGCCTACCGTAATTGTATCATCAACAGTAGCTGTAGCCACATCTACAATCATGATGTTGTTTGAACTACTATTAGCCACTGCTATCTTCGTTCCATCGGGGTTATAAGTTACGGAAATAGGGCTTGTGCCTACCGTAATTGTATCATCAACAGTAGCTGTGGCCACATCTACAATCATGATGTTGTTTGAATCAAGATTAGCCACTGCTATCTTCGTTCCATCGGGGTTATAAGTTACGGAAATAGGGCTTGTGCCTACCGTAATTGTATCATCAACAGTAGCTGTAGCCACATCTACAATCATGATGTTGTTTGAACTACGATTAGCCACTGCTATCTTCGTTCCATCGGGGTTATAAGTTACGGAAATAGGGCTTGTGCCTACCGTTAACTCTAAACTGTATAAAATCCTATACAGTACTAACCCACCCGTGTACACGCTTCCGCCATCAAGCACTCGAACAATCACTTCGTAGCCTTCTAAAGTATCTTCACCTTCTGCAAGTTTAAATGGTACGGGTCCCGTTATTTCTAAAAATCCTTCTTCAATGAACTCAATGTTATCAGCATCAGCCCATGAGCCTGAACCTTCTACATAGTTTGCAACTGGAACAATCGCCCAAGCTCGTGGTGTTAGCCTAGAAGTTGGTGATCCAAATCCAATAGCTTCTTTTGCACTATTCGATATTTTAACGCCTGTTGGAATAGCTTTAAGAATCTCATCAACCTGAAAGTTGATTAACTTAGTGTCCCATCCTCCTTGTGCGCTTGCATTTATAAATACAGATGAAGCAAGTGGAGTCATTCCGCTTTGGTCTGCTCTCCCAGATGCGGTATTATCTACTCGCTTAGAAACCAATCCGTCACGAGTGTAACCATGATTAATCCATTCATTGAGCGGTGTTGTAATTGATGAAGCCGATAATATCCACACAGCCTCTAATCTATAATTTACTGGCATCTAATTGTCCATTGAGGTTAATATTATGCTCCACCTTGAAGCTTTGTAATAGAACCCTTCAGACTTTTCATATAAAGTGTTGATAGGGTTATTTGTTCGCCAAATCCATCGTAATTGTTTGGCGTGTGATAATGTTACATTCTGTTCTTGCAGCTTCGAAAAAATCACTTGCTGTAAATTGGTAAGAAATATCTTTGGATCATCTCCATTACCATCTTCACTGATAGCCACCTTTACATCGGTTCGCACATTCCAGATTATAGGAATGCTTTTGTCTAAATATTCGAATGGACTTTGTGGCTCTACCATCATTAATAAAATACGCGCTGCAAACCCGTTTTCATCCGTTGAAGGAAAAGGCACGTTCAATGCGTCTCCATCTGTTTCATAAATATGCTCACCACCAAGCAAATCGGTAACACCTGAAACATTCAGCTTGTCTTTCACTTTGCTTAGCAAATCATCCGCGCGCACTGGAGTAATCATCGTATAACCTCCTTTGCGTACTTTCTAAGTGCTTTTTGTGCAGCGCTTTCAGCCCCACCAAGCACATCAATTGCATCTCTTTGGTCTAATATCTCAGCATATTCCATTGAGCCTTGAATGTCTTTTAGCACACCAAAATCAGCCTTAACAGCGCCTAATGTAATAGTAACCTTGCCAGTTCTTATTGAATTAACAAGGTTACCTGAAATGTCGCTCCATCCTCCAGGATGTGCCTTACGTTCTTTTCGTTGGCTTACAGGGATATAGTTTCCAGCGCTATTAACAGAAGAACCAGGAGCAGTACCAGAGTATGATTTTGCATGTTTAACCGCTTCAATAGCTGTAAGCTCCACCGCTCTTTCGGCACGTTCCAAAATCGTGTCGTAGCGCTTAACAAGCTTATCCCTAAATTCTTTGTTATTTACGCTGAGTGTAATCACTATTTACCGTCTCCATCTAAATCAATGTCTATTCCGTATTTTTCTAAAACAGACTCAATCACATCAATTACTTCTGCTAAAATAATCGCTCTTTCCTCTTTAGTGAATTCTGCACCACCTGGCGAATCTGGATCACGCGCGTCTTTAACTTTGGATAACACTTCTTTAATTTCCGTGCTTATTCTGTCGGTAATAAATCCCTTATGGATCAACCACCCAGAAAAAACAGTAAAAAGTAATAGGGCAATCGTTACAATCAATGCAATCGGATCATTAATAAGCTCAAGTAATTGGGTATTTGAAAAAAGTAAAAACATGGGTTCAATGGTTTGTTTTGGGATAAAGTTGAATTCAATACCGGTGTAAATTCCTACTAATGATAGAGCCACACTCGTAATAGTCTTTCCAGTCTTGTTTCTAAGCGAAAGCGTTCTGCCAAATGGCGTATGCTTCCAGAAAGTTCTTTTTGGCGGGTTGGCTATATGCACATAATCATCTTTAGTAATAGGTCTATGTCTTGCATCATTGCTACTAACAGAAATATTATTAACTTCCCTTTTTTCTATATGTGATTTATTTCTTATCAATGCCTTATTTGTTTTTTAATTCTCTGACTACTTCTGTCAAAGCATGAATAGCAGATTGGAAGTCTCTTCTCGTTTCAATATTCTCTTTCAAAAGCACTGAAAATTCTTCATCTCTATCAATATTATACTTTTGTCCACTTTTATACTCTCTGAAAAGGATTATCAGCACTAATACTAAAAGACCTAAAGAAAATAGTTGGTCAAAAGCCAACCCTAATACACCACCAAATTCAGATGCTTGAGCAAAAAACCAAGCAACTATTAATGAAATACCTTTTAAACCTTGTGATTGTAGCTCTTGAATTATCATAATTCTAAATATTCTTGTAGTACGATTGAGATTCTTTCAAAGTGATATACCTATCAAACTGCATCATAAAACAAAGCCTGTTCGCTCGGTCTGTAAATTCTCTATACCAACGGCTATCTTTCATTTCTTTAATACCTGTTTCAACATCTCGAACCATCAAAGCTTTGTGCATCTTTTTAAACTGATACAATCCATTCATGCCTAATTGATAGCTCATGTTGATTAGCACTGCCTTTCTTACATCTGATAAATCTTTGTAGTACCCAAATTTAGCTTCTAAGGCGCTATCTCTTTCTTCAACTATACACGTAAGCCAAAGAACTGCAACTTTGCGAGGCATTGGCGTTGTCTGCAAATTGAAACCATAACCAACAGTCCAAATCCCCTTGCTATCTTTGTAAGGAGTAAGCACCAATCCTTCGTCTGTGTTAAGCGTATTCTCCGCTAACTGAAGGTGATTGTCGTTTATGATTTCTATTCTTTTCATTCAATATTAATTTCTATGCTTCCATCCAAAATTCTAAGCTTCTTAACTACTACATCGGCTGTGTTAGAACCTCTGGTTAGCGTTCCCTTATCACCAACTTTTATTTCAAAAGCTTTGCGTTCATCTTTCAAAAAAACCAATAAATCGGCTCTTACTACTTGCAAACTTGCGCCCTTGTAATCCAAGCCAGAACTACTTAGCTCTTGTGCGTCACATTTATCATCATATACGGTTACAGCGCTTGCTGATGGCGTAAATCTGCCCGTTGTTGGATCAGTAGTACCAGCATCGCTCGCTCGTTTTAACATCAAGGATTGACCGTATTTCATATTCCCCAAATAGGTTCTTTAATATTAAATAGAGCCAGTCGAGTGAAGATATAATCAGGCAACTCTTCAGGGTTAAACCCATCAAAGTACTGTTGCTCTCTTTGCCCTCGTTTGTCTCGCTTAATTCCTTTATGATTATCTGAAGATGAATAATTCAGGAGCCTCCAAGAAATGGCATCTGCTATTGTTTGTTTGTATGCTTTCTTGAATAGCACCCCTGCATCATCCGGGTCAACAGTGTAACCACGTAGTTTCACAACATACTCTTCGTCATCCTCGTCATATACCGTATATAGTTGCTGAATATAATCCTCAGTAGGATTAGCAACATTTATAAGCTCTGAGTTAACCCTTACTGCGCTGTTCAATAATAAAAGATCGTCAGCATTGGTAGGATCGAAGTAGTAGGCCATTATATCTCAATGTCTTTATTTGCTTGATGATTTTTTAGAAACACTTTTAGGCTCTTCCTTTTCGGGTTTGCCTTCTTCAATTCTTTTGTGCTTTTTAGCATCGAAATCAGAAGTATTAATAATTCCCGTTCCTCCTTTCAAAAATTCGATAGTGATAGTTGGTATAGTTCCCATTGTTGTATAATTGAGTTGAAAAAAATGGGAGAGCCAAAGCCCTCCCTATAAATTAGCTTTCTAAGCGTTGCGCTCTGTTAACGTCAAGAGTTTTAACACCCCAAAGAGCGTCAATTCTGAACCAATGTTTAGTATTGTCATTGTCATACCACATTTGAAGTCTCATAGATAGCGCTGAGTTTGGATCGGTTATAACCGTTGAGTTTGGCACTTCTGGAAGTGGTCGCATTGCAAGAGCAAAAGCCGTTCTGTGATAACCAAGATTCAAGGCTTTATCTTCCTGTCTAATGGTTACAACATCGTTTGCACTGTAAGCAACTGGAGTAGCTTGAGATACAGTAACAGTAATCAAGTTACTAGCTGCCGTTGCATCGGCTGCTACTGCATATCTTTGTGTATTTCCAGCGATGGAAAAAGTATCGCCTTTCTTAACCGTTCCTGAAAGAGACCCGCCACTATCTTTAAATACCATAGTGGTATCTCCTTTTGCAACGGCTGCATTAAGTTGAATGGCTGTCCCAGCAACTAAGGCTCCTGCTACATGGTCAACCACTACTTGAGATCGCATAATATCGAAATCAAAAGCTTCACGAATCTGAGCCTTTCTAAGCGCTTCATCACCACCCGATTGGTTTACGCTGTTAAATACAGGGTCTCTTAATAGGTCACGATATTTTGTACCGTTAAGAAGGGCTGTTTTTCCACCCGTTGGAACTTTACGTCCAAATAAATCGGCTTCAACTTGTGTAATATCATCAACAATATCTGAAGTAGTTGTGTTGTACCAGGGTACTAGCAATGACAGATCAGCAACATCTTGTGCTACATTAAGAGCTACAGCATCAGCAGCAGGCGCTAAATGGTTCATTATGAAGCTATCAGATACTTCGGTTAGCTCTTTATCATTCATAGGGGCTTTCACGCCTTCCCAATTGTTAAGAGAAATATCTATTTTTGAAGTTTCGTAAGCGTTTTCATCTGATTGATCTACTACATTCCCAGCTACGAAGCTAGAAGGTACATCAATTTGAATAGTATCGCCCTTTCTTCGGGCTTCCTCGTCATAGTCTCTATATACAGAGCCTACAAATCCGAGTGAGTTTTTTAAAGCTGCGAAAGCTCTTTGCGCATAAATAATGCGTTTGGAATCGTCTATTGAATTGGGCATGATATTAGTCTTGGGTTTAAACCGTGACTAATATCGTCACGGTAATTAATCTTTTATAATTTCTAGGCTTTTGCCTTGTTCGGCCGCTATTTCAATCGCTTTTTCGTATTTGACAGCGTTTTTAGCATCCGATTCTTTTATGGAAATAGTCTCTCCAGCTGTTGAACCGCCTTGAAATCCCGATGAACCTGGTCTGTTATCCTTTGCAACGTCTTTTAAGCTTCCTGTTTTAGTTTCATTTTGAAACCATTCTTCAGGAGTCATTACGTTTCCATTGCCATGTCTTGCTGGGCTTCCTGTTTCATCAAGAGGTACTACCCTCCCAACTTCAGGATCAAACTTAAACGAATCAGATACGCCTTTTTTAATGAAGGTGTTATTTGATGCTGAGTCTTTTAAGTACCGAGCAGTTAGACCGTCAACGGTTGCATTTACAAGATTTTTGTTCTGCTTCTGAATAACTGAATCCTTTTGCTCTAGTTCGCTTTTGAGTGGGTTTAAATGTTTCTCACTCCACGCTCTAAATTTGGCTTCATCATCATCGCCAGCCTTCAAACCTTTTGGTTTACCGTCATCATCCAATGCGATGTCAAACTTTGAAAGAACTTGTTTTTGAAAATCTAGGTCATCTATTAGCGTATTAGGATTTTTAAGCCCTTGTTTAGCTGCTGAAACAACTTCGTTAACGCCCGATTGATTGAATAAGCCCTTTGGAGGATTATCTGGATCAACAAGCAAAAGGTTTCCAGCGTCAATAGCTGATTGTTCTACTTCGTGGGTTTCCCCATTGATTAAGACTTTGATTTTCATAGATATAACACAGTGTTGATTAATTGTGCCCGTAACAATTCCGCATAATTACCGAGATGCGTACTCGGTGGGCTAGTGGATTACACACTGCTATGTAATTCACTATCAATATGGGAAATGAATAAAAGAAATTCGTTATAATTATTTCCTTTTTAGATAGTTTTCACGTACATTTCACGTACATTTCACAAAGAAAAATACTATGGCTAGAGTAGAAGCAGAAGTTCCTGAAGAATGGAAGAAAAAACTAATCAGTATTAGCAAGAAACGGGATACACCACAAAGACAGTTAGTTAAGGATGCTGTTTATGAAGCCTATATTAAAAAGAGCGAGAAAGATAACGGATAGATGAAGTGCCGTTTTAATGGCATCTTATCGGAGGTTGTGTGTAGTGCGGATTATTAACTAAATAAATTATAAAACTAAAGAAAGAAAAACAATGAGCACACCTGAAAATGATTTACGTGAATACTTAGGCAAGTTAGACACTGCCACTGCTTACGATAGTTTGATAGAGTCTGAGGTAGAATATTTCAGATCTAATTATATTAAAGAAGCGTCTACCTATGAAGAAGATACAGATGAGCTAATTAAGTATATTAAGATTGCTCCTATCGAAGACTTCTTAAAGGTCGATGAAGATGGTGATGTAGTTGAAGCTAGAGACTTTATGCACCATGCTTGTTTGGCAGGGGCTACATCTTAGTATTACGCATAACGACGTTTAGGGTATGGTGTCGTTGGCTTTTTTGCCAATGCACTATAACCAGTGTTATATACTGGCACGACTTTAACAACTAAAAATTAATAAAATGGTACATTCTAAATTTATAATTGAAGGCGAAAACTTGATAATGGCTAAATGCACTTTTCATAAACAACTAGCAACTGACAAAGAAAAAGTAAAAGGCGGTGGATGGTTTAGATTCGATGACAAGAAGAAAGCCTTTATACTTGGTGGATCTTCTCATGACTTTGGTTATGCTGAGATGAACGATATTAAAAAGTGCATTGAAGAGGGTAATGTTTACGGAAATAGCAGAATGAGTAGGAAGATGGACAATTATAAATTTTTCTATGACACACCATCTGAATTGATAGCACTAAACTAAGCAGCCCTTATCTTCTTACTCACTTGATAAGCCAGACCTAGATACTCATTCGCATTATTTATCTGAGTCTTGGCATAGTGTGGTGTCTGCTCTTTGAATAGCTTACCGTATTTGTTCACCA